GGCTTCTTCTAGTAAATCTGCAATTCTGTCTGGTTTCCCTTCCTCTACAGATTTTCTTCCCGGTATCTGTCTGCGTATCTCTGCACGTTTTCTGAGCCTATACACTAGGTCTTGTTCGTTCATATCATTTACCCATTTCTACCAGTTTATCGTACAGTTTGTCAATTGCTTGGAGTTTACTGCCGTCATCAATACAGGCAGCAGTCAACCATGCAAGTATATCACGGATATCTGGTCTTTCGTACCAGGTACCATAGAACCATCCTGATGGATTCTGTATACCTCTGAAACGATCTTTGTTGTCCACATAGATGAAATGTGACATGGTGATATCTGCACCACCATTCCACATATCAGAAGTCTTTTTTCGAATAAAGTAATTAAACTGGTCTTTGGTACCAGAAATTACAAAATACTTACCACTCACTTCTTCACCGAGGCAATGGCATTACGTACATCACGAGCCAAAGCTTCATCGTCCCACACCAGTTCGGTTCTACCGTCTTTGTGTGTCGTGACAGTGAGGTGAGAACCTTTGACAACTTTCGGCCATTCTGTGGTTTTCTCTGTGACTGTTTCAGTTTTCTTCTTGGTTGTTTTCTTGGTTACCATTTTCTTCTCCTTGCATTCTTGCACATTCCCATGCGGCTTGCAACCATTGAATGGCTCGATCTGAGGACATATATTGGAATTCCTCATAGAACCTTTCGCCACGTGCGGCAAATTTCTCAATCTCCCAGAACCAATCATTGAATTCTTTGTATTTCATTCGGAAGCTCCGGAGGCGCTTGAGTGCATATGATAGTGTTTGTATAATTTAACGTAATACGCAAATCTGACTGGTTCATGTTCCAAATTAGGAAGATGATCTCCAAAGATTTCTACCATTCTGTTATAGTGATAAAATACCTCTTCATCACTCATAGTAATTTTTATAGTCCTTCAATGGTCGACCAACGTTTCAGTTTTTCCCTTTTTGCTTTCCTTGCATAGTTGACAGCATTATCAGAGATTATACACTTTTCCACCATAATGTCAATCATTGCAAGAAGGTCACCAACTTCTTCCTCCAAGGACTCTTTGTTTGATTTACCAGAAACTGGATGTTTGGAATCAAATCCAAAACGGAAAATCTTGGAAATGGATTGCGTGACCTCTGCACATTCTTCCTGTGCAATACAAAAAACCTCTTTCACCTGATTATTCATATCAATCTCGCAAAAAGTTTTGTTTCGGTTTACCCAAAAAGTTTTCTACCACAAAGTTTGCTTCTTCCTCTGTGTTTACAATTTTCTTTTCTAGAAGTTTGCCTTCAAAAAACAATTCTACCGAAAATTTATCTGCCATCAGAGCTGAACCACTAAAAACCCTTGAGATTTTTGTGGAACGATCCAAATGAGAATTCTCACTATACAAAAACATATAATTTCCTTTTAAGTTATCAATCCAATAAAACGATTCAAAACAACACGGTTCATAATCTTGTTGCCTGCATATTTACTAAATGCACTGGCAAGACCTTTCGTAGTTGCATTTTCTTTTACAATGAATTCAGAATCATCATCCACATCCAAAGCGTTAGACTTCAGAATATAGTAATCATCAAAACCAACTTCGTTTACAACATAACATTTGTTCTTCCTGAATTCTTCTTTGATCTTCTCAAACTTCAGGTCACTAATGTCAGGATAATATTGTGAAATGTTGCTTCTAAAGTCAGTATTGCTAGCAATGAAGAAACCAATCACATGAGATTTGGTTCGACTTTTCAAAAGTTTCAATAGTGCTTCGGTCTGATGCTTGACACCTCTGACATTTTTGTAAATCTCTTGATGACCAGTCTTTGGATCACGGATACAAATCCGATCACATTTGCCTTCATTGTAATTATAACGCAAATTGCCGTAACGGTTTGCGTGACCTCTATAAACACTATCAATCAGGTGGCTTTCACCATCGGTCAGAAACACAGTGTTGACAACTTGCAACTTGTTTTTCTTCTGGAACTCAGGAACCATTTCCATCGCAGCAATGATTGCATTGTTCAGAGGAGTGCCAGACATTCCCATCCAACTAGGAATTCTAGTATAAGAGGATGATCCGATCCCGGTCATTTCCATAACCATGTTGGCTGCATCGGTAAATTCACGAGCATTCATTCGACTGGAAAAGATATTGACCAATGCAAATCCAGAAATGTCAAGGTCGCCAAATTTAGGCTTAATGTGTACATTCGTCAAACTATCTTCGACGAAGCAATACACTTCGTATGGAATATTCACCTTCTTGCAGAACATAACCAGGTTCAACAATTGTTTGATGGTGTTACCAATATGTCGGCTCATAGAACCAGACCAGTCAACATACATAATCAAACCATGAGACTTGCCACCAGGTAGAACGGTGATCTTCTTAAAGATATCATCATTGAATTGATATGAATAGATTTTGGACATATTCAAATCACCAGTCTTTGCGGTAGATGCACGCTTCAACTGGTCGGCATTTTTACGCATTTCAAATTCTTTGACAAGATAGGAAACCACCTTGTTTGAATTTTGTTTGAATTTAAAGAAGTTCTGTTTTCCATAATAGAAATCATCTTTTTGCAGTTGATCCAAAAATTGTTTATAATCAACAATATTATCTTTCTCCACAAACGTTGGAATATTTGCATAAGAAATTGTTGATTTATTATTGAATAACTTGCTTTCGTTTCTACGATAAGCATCATCGGTTTGTGAAACGATTTCTGGAATCTCAGGATCAGAATTGTTATCATTCTGACTACCAGATTTTTCTTTAGATTCTTTTAATCCGGTTTCCGGATCCGATCCGGCATCACCGTCATTTGAAGTATTCTTAACATCTTGCTTCAAGGAATCCGTTTCAGCTTCGATTTCCTCTTGTTCGTTCATTGGATCACCAGAACCATTTTCTTCTTCGGAAGAAATGTCATCGGAACCCACAAGAATTTTCTTGTTGCTCTTTTTTTTCTTTTCTTCTTCTTGATACTGAATCTTCATGTAGTCGATAATTTTCTGAGAAACCCTCAGAACATCTTCAAAAGTTTCGGTTTTCTCAACTTCATTCAAAAGATCCTTCTCTTTCTCATCGAAAGAGATGTTCATCATTGCTCCGCCTTTGCAGTGGAGATTGATACGGTCGATGAAATTCAGTTCATTGATGTTTTTGTCTTGAATTTCAAAGAAGTTCTTTTCCAGAAGTTCGTTATAACCCTTAACAAAGGAGTTTTTAAGGCCTGGATACTTGTATTTGATTTTGCGCTCGATGCGACTATCTTCAACAATATTGACCACTGAATGATTCATCTTGTCTTGTCGGGATTTTTTCAGTCCTTCAAGGGGTGTATACAAAGCGTGACCAACTTCGTGGCCAGTAAAAAGATCATAGAGTTCTGCTGAAATATCCTGGTCGAGAATAGGTAGAGTCAGAATCCTATTTTCAACATCAAAAAATGCCGTAGAAACACTACGCTGTTCGACAATAATATTTTCGGTGGCCATCAGTTTGGCCAAAATTGATTTTGTATCAAGTAGTTCCATTTTTTTTCTCAGTAATAATTAAAATTGGTCCGCCAATTGCATCAACAACTTCAAGATTTAACTCAGTTCCTTCTTTCCAACCAGTCTGTTGTAGAATTTCTTCAGGAAATGTGAGCACTAGATCGCCGGATCCATCATCAGCTTCAGTTATAACCGAGGTGTATGTTTTCGTTATGCTCATTTTTCAAACTTTCGTAATTTTCCAAATGTTTTTCCCATTGAGACATGATTGCCCACTTACGAATTATATCATCAATGGGTTCCAAGTCAAACTCTACGTCTTTTTTGTTGTCATTTTGCGACATTTTAAACACTCACCTGTAAAATTTGCGACAAAATCACTTTTTTTTCGCTTTTACGGTCATATTTTACGACATTTTTGTGTTTAATGACAGGCTTAATTGGTGTTCTGCACACCGGACGTTGTATTTTTACGACAAAATTAAGTTTTTTGCTCATTTTAGCGCCTCATCTTTGAAATTTCTACAGCTTCTTCGCTGTTAAACACAGGTACAGCGTTTGATTTGTGCATTGTTGCAATTCCGATGATCTTGTCGCCTGTGTATACCTTCGGTTCTGCTTTTGTGGCAGCGCCGAAGCCATTACTTAGTGATTTTATCTTCTGAGTTTCACGCACGAATAGGCCAGTTACGATAGGAGAAGCAACTTTCACAAGATTCTTATTCTTGGAACGTGAAAAATTCGTGGACATTGAATTGATGGACTTGAGCCAAGAATCATATTCCGCTTGTTGCGCTTTGGGCATCTTGCGTTTCTTGGATTTTTGAGTTTTAGTATAAATCATCATACAAATATCTCCATAACAGATAAATGAATTATATCACTTATAGAGATATTTTGCAAGCTAACTGTTGTTGTCCTGCAACAATTAGGAATAATACTTTTGTTTTTTTCGACCTGGTTTTAGGTAATCATCAGCGTAGAGTGAATCATATCCATAATATTCAGATTTTTTGCTTCTGTTTTTTTTCTTATGGTCTTTTTCTTTTTTCGCAAAATACCAATCATCATTTTCATAATCGTTTTTACGAAATTTGCCAACATTTTTCGACACTTTAAAATTACTCCTTGGTTATGGTCTCAAAATTAATGCCTCTAATTTTTTTTTCAGGCATATTGTGCATATCATGTTCAGAAATGTAAGTTATTTCCGACATGGGATAACACACTTTAACAATTTTTAATAAGTTACAAACAGTTCCGTCTAAATCATTGAATCTAAAAATTTCATCGACAATTTTTAGTTGGTTGAGCAATTCAATTCTTTCCAAATAATCATTTTCTATAAATCCATATTTTGCATACATTGATGTGTCGGAATGTATACCTACAATTAACCAGTCACCTTTAGATCGGCAACGTTTGAGAAATTTAATTTCTTTGGGAGTTATTATGTTGAATTCACCTGATACTAAGATTATCTTTTCTCTTTGTGTCATGGTAGGAGATTTGGAAATGCCTCTTTAACAAATTTGTAATCTAGGCCTTTTACTCCTAAATCTTTTTGAAAAATTCCCAAAACAACTTCTGCTTCACGTGGTTCGATTGATTCCAACATTTGTATTAAGAGTTCGTTTCTTCTCTTTTCCGTTATGGTTTCGGCGGTTTGATTTCCCTCAAGGAACAAATACATTCTACGTAATTGAGCATTCAAGCTGTCGTGTGTAATTCCCGGTAACATATCTGTTGGTACACGATAATTTCCAGGAAGTTCTTTCACTTTCCATTTAAAATCCGGATGATATGTTAATTTTAATACATTAACCAAGGTCTGTGACAAATTTCTGCCAATTACATCCATTCTCTCTTTTTTGTTTTTGGCTTTTTCAAATTCATCAAAAATTTCATAAAGTGCTTTCATTAAAATTCCTCAATTACATCCATTAGATTTTTTAGTTTGTGAGCAATGAAGTAATCCAAAATCTTTCCTTTGGGAGCAGGTTTAGTTTCTTCATATGTATTTATGATTTTGCTTTTTATATCTTCAGGAATGTTCCTCAAGTCAATTAGTGTTTGGTTACGAGAAAATCCAATCTTTGCCTTTTCGTCTTGCCAATCAATACATTCTTCCGATAGGAAGTTAGCTAACTTGTTTTTATTGATGGGTGTTTGTCTTGTACCAGTAACAAAACAATCCGATGACGAAAGGATATTGGGAATGCCATCACCTTTATCACCAGTAATGATTTTCTCTTTTAGTTCAATCAAAGGATTCTCTGAAATGATAAATTTCTTTTGTGCGGGATTATATTGCTTGATTGTATAACCAAATTTTTGGGTATTATACATTTGCAATTGTAGGAAATCACCATCACTTGAAATAATCAATACATCTTCATGTGCAACAGCTCGAGGTGCAAGTGTGCCAATAATATCATCTGCCTCAGCTCCTTCAACATCAATAACTTTGTAAGGAAAGTTTTCCTTGAGTTCTTGTTTGAATTTAGAAAGCATATCGAAAATCAAATGCCAGTCCAAATCTGACTTTTCACGGGATTTTTTTCGCCCAGCTTTATAGAATGGAAAGTATTCTTTCCTCCAGTATTTCCGATTATCCGCACATAGAACGACCTCACCATAATCTTTACGGAAGTTCCTTAGGTGCGTCCTAATAATATTAAGGACCATATGGCGAATTAGTCCTTCTTCCAGTTTTACTTTGGGTTTTGAATTGGCAATTTGCGCCATGAGACCACCCAAAAGAACCTGGTTCAAATCAACGAGAATCATAATAAACCTTTTTTAGTTTCCAACTGTTATTTTATCACATGTCCCTAAATTTGGCAAGCGCATCTTCTAGGAAATTGTGTGAGGTTGTTGTTTTTTTCGCAACAACTCCATACCAGTCTTGAGGAATTAATCCTGAAATATATTCTCTTGGATCCACAAGAATTGCATCAAAATGATCCAAGTTTTCAATGCCTTCTTCTCCATCTTTGAAAAGAATTACATGCCATTCATGTCCCATTGAATTTCCTCCAAGAGGTTCACCTGGATCTTTATATTTGTTTGCCACTACCTGTACAGAATCTTCTTTGTCCGTTGGAATAAAAAAGATTGTATCATAATCTTTGAATTCTTCTAAAAAATTTAACATTGCAATCCTTTTATGTGTGATTTTCTTACTCTCACCATAATCCAGGTGTTGTAGTAATTATCACTTTCCAAAACACTATTAACAAATTGTTCTTTAGCTTCAAGATAACCACATTCACCCTTACTTACGCACAAATGTAGTATCTCTCTCTTAAATTTTTCATGGCCATGTATTATAACATCTTTTTTCAGTTCTTCGTTGGATCCGTAATAAGTTTGCCAATCTGACTGAATTTTGAAACGTTTTTTCTTACCTTTGACCTGTTTTGTTTTGGAGGAATAAAAGAACTTTTTACCGATATACATTTTTCCGGTAATAGTATTCGTTATTATATAAACAAACCCATAATTTTCACCGATTAAATCCTCTGTGAAATCTTTGTTATCATATATCCAATTTAATTCCATTCTTGATTATCCATAGCATCGTCATCATCTATATATTCGTGCTCGGATAATTCTTCTATTGGATCACCACAGAATGGACAATATTGTGGATAATCTTCTGATGTTAGCTCTTCGACGTATGCGATATCAAATGATGACTCGCAATTCTGACATTCGACTGATACTTGCTTTTCCATATGTTATCCTTATGATGCCCATACATCTCCCCAATTTCCTTTGAGTGCGCCTTTGGCATAATCTGTTGCACGGTTCTCAAAGAAGTTGGTGTGAGTAGGTGCGTTAATCATTTCTTCCACCCAAGG